GCATACCAGCACCAATTCTATCATTGATAATACCTCGAAGTTTATCAGCACCCGCTTTTATTACTCGTTTGCCAACACCAACTGATTGTCCTGCTATTATGTCTTTTATACTGGGCATATAAATATCCTTGTGTAATCTATTTATAATGGATGTATGTAATCATGTCTTATAAAGGAAAATTTAGTCCTAAAAATATAAAGAAATACAAAGGTAACCCTACCAATGTCTTTTATAGGTCTTTGTGGGAAAGACGTTTCATGAAATATTGTGATGAAAATCCCATGATACTCGAATGGGCAAGTGAAGAAATCATTATTCCATACATATCATCATGGGATAATAAACGACATAGATACTTTCCAGATTTTTACATCAAAATACAACTATCAGATGGTTCTACAAAAAAACGTATCATAGAAATTAAACCAAAAAAGTATTTAAAAAAACCAAATCTTAAACCCAAAAGAAAAACACGAAGATGGTATGGTGAGTTAAAAGAATGGCATAAAAACCAAGCAAAATGGGCATTTGCAGAAGAATATTGTAAGAATAATGACATGGAATTTCAAATTCTGACTGAAGATAATTTAGGTTACTAACCTAAATATTCATATGGCAGATACTATATTCGGTAAAATTCAAGAAGAAAAAGATTTATATAAATTATCAAATGGTGAGAATCCGTCATACATATGGTTTAATGAAAAAGTAAAAGAACTTATTAGCATTAGTGAATCACCTACTGAACTTCTTACTAAATGGGAACGAAGAGCAAATAAAGTACAACTTTATCGTTTTAATATGTTTTTTTATGATGCAAAGACAAAAAAAACTTTACCTTATTTTGATATGTTTCCTTTAGTTTTTCCGTTGAGAAGATTAGGTAACTCATTTACAGGAATCAATGCACATTATCTTCCACCTGCTTTTAAAGAAGATTTTTTTAACATATATAATAAATTCGCATTAAATGATGAGTTTGATGAAACAACTTTGTACAGAATGACTTGGACTAAAATATCAAGATTTAAAATAATGCGTCCTTTAATAAGACAGTATAGTCTTACCAATATCAAATCTCGATTTTTAGTATTAAACGCAGATGAAGTACCGACTGCATTATCGTTGCCACTTGCGAGATTAGTAAAACCTAATATAAGATTCAATAGAAATGTGATTCAAAATGTAAGAATCCTTCGACAAGTCTATATAAATAGTAGGAAACATATTCGTTTTGGAAAAAATTTTAAAGGAATTAGGTAGATAGCGTAATGGGAGAAAGATTTTGGGAAGGTTTAGGATATTCATTTCTCAACGAATTCATAGCATCATTTTTACATGGTAGAGATGGATATGCAAAACCAGCACGATATGAAGTAGTAATCGGTTTACCGAGAGGCGCAACTAAAACAGAATCAGTAAACAATAGTATAGCAAGACAAGTTTCCTATCATTGTGAAACAATTGATTTTCCAGGACGACAACTATCCTCTAAACCAGATTTATCAACATATGGAATAGAAAGAGAAATAGTTTATGGTCAACTTTTTGATGATGTATCAGCAACCTTTTATGTTTCAACCGACCACAAAGAACAAAAATTCTTTAACGATTGGCAAAGTATTGCAGCAAGTCCTGAAGACTTTAATATAGGATATTATTATGATTATGTAAGTGCAGTTGATATCTATCAATTAGATGAAAGAGATACCAGAAGATTGGGAATAAGACTTTTAGAAGCATTCCCAAAAAGTCTTGGCCCTATTAGCATGAGTTATGGAAGTACAAACGCAATAGAAAAAATGACTGTCACTTTTAAATACAAGCGTTGGGAAATTATTCCTGGCGATGGTGCTAATAGTTTCTTAAACAGATTAGCAAACATAGCAATCAACCAAGTGGAGAGAAAACTAATTTCTAAATTACCAAAAGTTTTGACACGACTATAAATTAATTAAAGGATGATATAATTATGGGATTACCAAAATTAAATACACCAACATATGATTTGGTGTTACCTTCTACAGAAGAAACAATCAAATTCAGACCATTTCTTGTAAAAGAACAAAAACTTTTACTTATCGCACAAGAAAGCAAAGATTCAAAAGAACTGTTAAATGCTCTTTCAGAAATTATGTATAATTGTACTTTCGGTAAAATAAATGCACAAGAAGCATATGTATTTGATGTAGAATATGTATTTCTACAAATAAGAAGAAAATCAGTTGGAGATAAAGTTACATTAAATCTTTTATGTGAAGATGATGGTACAACAAGAGTACCAACTGAAATAGATTTAGGAGAAATTAAAGTTGAAGTAGGTGAAAATCATACAAACAAATTCTCATTAACAAGTAATATAGACTTAGTAATGTCATATCCAACAATGCATACAATGGATAAAATAGATTTTGTGAAAACAGATGAAAAATCAAGTTTCGATATCATAAAACATTGCATCAATCAAGTAATAGATGGCGATAAAGTTTATGAAAGAGCAGATATGTCTGATGCAGATTTAACAGAATTTATAGAATCAATGAATATTGAGAATATAGAACAGATAACACAATTTTTTACTACTATGCCTAAAGTAAGGTACAAAACAACTATAACAAATCCTAATACAAGTGTGGAAAATACTATAAATATAGAAGGTATAGACAATTTTTTTACTTAGCTCTTTCTCATGATACTTTGGAAAATTATTTCCAAACAAACTTTGCTATGATGCAACATCATAAATATAGTTTGAAAGAACTTGAAAATATGATGCCGTGGGAAAGAGAAATATATATCGGGTTGTTAACAAATTATATACAACAAGAAAATGAAAAAATACAACAGGAGATGGATAAAAAATGAGTTGGAACAATAAAATAAGAGAAGGTGCTAACACATTAGACACTTTAAGATTATTTCCTAGATTCTTTATTGCAACATACATATATCTTTTTTATGATGTTGTACAATGGTTTATGGTTTTAGAAAATCCAAACACACAACAAGCAGGTCTTGTATCAATTGTAGTTGGTGCTGGAGCAGCATGGTTCGGTCTTTATGTTAATAGTACATCAAGTCCATCACAACCACCAAAAAAAGAGAGTGAATAATTAAATGGCAGATGCAACAACATTAAAAGATGTAGTAAAGGAATTAAAAGAAACGAATAAGAAGAACGATGTTCTACTTAGAGAAACAGGTAAATTTCAAAAAGCTACGAATAAAATAACTGGTGGATTTTTAGGTAAATTAGTAGAACGAACAGAAGGTGTACCGCTTTTAGGTAGTGTTTTTGGAAATATACACGAAAGTGTAGGAAGAATTAATGATGGAATATCTGCTACAGGAAGAATGATTGGTATTGGTGGAGAGGAAACCAATAAAAGACTTGCTGACATCGCTGGCATGAGTTTAAAAGGTTTTAAAAAAACCGAAGAAATGGCAGCAATAGAAAAAGCAAAACAAGAAACTGACGAAGCAGTATTAGATGTACTGTTGAAAAGTCTAAAACTTAATGAAGATTTTACTGATGAACAAAAAAAACTCATAGCAGCTGCTCATCCAGAAAAACAAAACGAATTACTTACAAAGATGGTAAAACAACAAACAGTTGACACAGAAGTTCAACATATAACACAAGTAAAAGTAAATTCGTTATTAAAAGAAACATTAAAACAAGGCGAACAGAATAAAGAAACCGCTGCAAAAAGACTAGAAGCAGAACAAGATAGAGTTAGACAAGCAAAACAAGATAAACTATCAATGATGGAAAATCTTAAAGAAATAGGAAAGAAAACTAGAGAAGCATCAGGAATTACAAATAAATTAACAACACTCAAAGAGGGTGGTGGTGAATTTTTGAGTAATTTTATGGGAGATTTTTTGGGTAGTGCTAGTGCTCTTGCTCTTGGTAGATTAGGACTAGGAGCAATAATAACGAGTTTCTTTGCAAGTATTATGGGTATAAAGACAGTACGACTATTGAGAGTTGCGTTGAAAAGAACACTACCGAATCTTCTCAAAGGATTTTTAAAAAACATGTTTCTTAGGTTTGGTGCTCTGCTGGGCCCAGCAGCTGTACTACTTATTCCTTTCTACAATAAAGAAATTAGTGCTTTTTTAAAAAAGTTTTTTGAATTTATTCAACCTGTTATGGAGATGTTTGCCAAAGGATTTGAATTTATAATTACTGGAATAAGTGACACAATAGGTTCTATATTTAAAAAATTAGGTAATTTTATAAAAGGAATAGCTAAGTTCTTTGGAATGGATATACCAGATAAGTCAGATAATACAAAATATAAAACAAACCCAACTACAGGTATGAGAGAAAGAATTGCACCAGCAGGAAGTCATTTAATGCCAGATGGTACTATTATGAAAGATAGTGCAATGATAAAAAATAAAAATGTTGGTAAAGAAATAGAAGAGAACGCACTTGGTAAAGCAGGAGCTGGAGTACAGCAATCACAAACATTTGTTACTACTCACGGCGGAAATACGGCAGTTTCAAACCAGAACATAGCAGTTAACCAAAAACATATAGTAAATCCAGATATGATAGTCGGTAGACTTGTAGGGAATGGAATATAATCCTAAAGTTTAATTAATCACAAACATCAATATAACAACAAATAGAAGTACCAATAAAGCTTTCCCAACCAAACCACTACCTAAAGATAATAGAGGTTGCATAGACTTATCATACTTTTTGAGATATTCTGCTTTTGAACTTTGTTTTTGTCTTTTCATAATAATGGTTTCCGAGTTTTTTAAAGGGGAACTTAAAGAAGTCCCCTCTAAGTTTAAGACCTACTCTTGAGCAAGTTTTTCAAAGTAAGACATAGCATTTTCACCATCATCATCAGATGATGTAGTATCACTACTAACTGATGGTGCAGTATCGCTATCAACTGATGGGGCAGGTGCAGTTTCAGTTAAATCAGCAGCATTACCCACAGTAGTAGTACCTGCAATTACTCTATCAAACCTTTCTTTCAATTCATCATATGATTTGAAATTAGTTGCAGAAGTAAATTCAGCAAGTGAGTATTGTTGATGCCAGAGTTCTTCCAATTTCTTGTCATCTCCGTCAATAACAGCACTAGGTTTTTCGAATTCTGATTTATCATAGTTCCAATAACCATCTACTTTTCTAATTTTCAATTTGAAATTAGCACCTTTCCAGAAATCAAATGGATTTACTGGTGACTCATCTTCAAATTGTGGTTGCATTGCTTCCATCAATTTGTCAAAGATTTTCTTTCCATATTTGAAAAGTTTTACTTTACCTTCCTGTTCTGGGTGTTTGGGGTCGCTTACTACTAAAATATTAGAATAGTAATTAAGTTTTCTCTTTCTCTTTCTTGCAAGTTCTTTGTCTGGTTCATTTCCAGTATTCCAAAGAAGTGTGTTTGCTTCAGAGACAGGGTCTTTCCCATTCATAGTTGTTAATGAATTTTCAATGTACCATTGTCCAGTTGGGCCTTGAAAAGCATGACTCCAAACCTTAGACCATGGCATATCTTCATTATCTGGTGCTGGTAAAAATCTGATAACAGCATAACCATTTCCTGTTTTATCAAGTTCTGGTTTCCAAAATCTTTCATCAACAAAACTTTTCTTGTCAATGGGTGCAGTTTCTTTTTCAACTGCTGTAAGTAGTTTATCTAAACCACTATTTCGTTTCAATGATTCTAACGACATATTGTATTCTCCTTATGTGTACATATTTGTCTTATCCAAGTTCTTTCATGATATAAAACATATTAAGTATATTATAACTTATTTTGTATCGTTTGTCAAGTCCCCTAAACTATCTTCTGAAATAGTCCAGATGCCGACTTGATTCATATTAGAGATATCAAAATTAA